TCCTAATTCTTTGGACATTCGCTGCGGGAGGTTGAAAATCTCGACTAGTATATGTCATCATTCACACTAGATTCACACTAGATTATTCACACTTTCTAGATCAATGTTAACAGCGACCTGGGCGACACAACCGAAGTATTTCGGAACAAAATTAGATGTTAATGGGTGCACATGGTGCACTGACATCAATCACGCATATCGGATCTCTCAGGACCTTGCCAAAAACGAAGGTCCCATGATAATATGGCGCATCCCTAATTCTTCAGGGATCCCAATCGCTTGGGTCACCGTCGATTATCAGGAGTGATCATGCCAGTTAAGAAGAATCCGTGGCGTTCTTTCGCTACCAAGTCCGGTGGATCTTCCCACCGTCAAGACTCCAGATACAAGACAGGCAACACTAGGACGGCAGCGCAGAAGCGTGCATCAGCGAAACGGAAAAAAAGGTGAAGAACCTTTCGGATTGATCCCCGATGCTGTAGGATACGAAAGTAGTCACGGGACACCCCCATGAACACTTCAACCGACCGCCAATCTCTCACTCTTGAGAATTGCCAGGACGACAGCGATTTCATGTACTTCTTGAAAGTCGTTGAACAGGATTTGTGGTTAAGAGACGCTCCCTTTGACGTTCAAGAAGAATGGGTCACAGAATCTATTCTCGACACATACAAGGGGAACGGAACTGAAATGGATGCCATCAAGAACGCGGAAGACGGTTTCGATCCGACACCGCAGTTCGCTGGTGAACCTCCAATAACCCAGGCGGAGATGCACACTGCCGCTTGGCAACAGCATCAGGAGATGCACTCCTGAATCTCTTAAGAATCGGGAGGCGGAAACGTCTCCTGATCTGCTACAATTCTTATGTACCAACGGGACAACCCCATGGCAACTTCAATCCAAACCCAGTTCCCTTCTTATGAGTATTGGGACTGTCGCGTTCGCGAAGGTGATCCCGTCATCTGGCGTCATCTCCACTCCATGGAAGACGGTAAGGAAGGCGGATTCTCTCAAAAGATCTTCGCTGCAATGGATAAGGCGGATCTGAACAATCGTTTCAGACTCTATCAAGCGTTCCCTGATAAGTTCAACCCCAGGGGATGTAAGTACTGATCAGCAGTCGTTATGGGGGACAGTCACTAAACCGTCCCCTGTGACAGTTCGGGCGCTGGCACAGTGTATGTGCCGGTTCGCGAAGCGGCGCGAAGCGCCTAGCGGTTCTCGAAGGGCGTCCATGAGGGAAAAAACGGCTTTCCTAACCTACAAAGGTCCCCAAGCGCCTGAGAAAAAATCCGCCAGTAAAATTGCCTCACAGAAACCTCGAATAGAAAAAAATTCGCCCAGAAAATTTTGGTCTTATGAGGTCGATACTATATACTTCAGTCAATAAGAAATTATGACTTACCACACAACTTATCATGTATACTATGGTGAAAAATGCGTTTATCCGAGTCTATCGAAGGAAGAGTTCACAAAGGTTTGGGAGTTCGCAAATCATCTCGCTGATCTAACAGAGTTGGATGAGAGTCTACTGTCTTATGAGGAATGTAGAGTAAACAAAGAATTACGGACAGCAGAAGCATCTTACTAATATTGACAAACGAGTTGAAACCTTGTAAAATTACACTGAAACTAATTAAATCTCATGGCTAAAGGATTCACGGTGAAGGCAAAGACCCCACCGAAGAAAGAAGGTCCCGAGTGGGACTATGCAAAGATCAAAGATCGTATGAAAGGGAAGACAGTAGTCTTCTGTTTACCTGGAAGAGGATGTTCGTTTACTTTCCTCAAAGCATTTGTACAATTATGTTTTGACATGGTACAGAATGGTATGGCCATTCAGATCAGTCAAGACTATTCATCAATGGTAAACTTTGCACGTTGTAAGTGTCTTGGTGCAAATGTTCTCAGAGGTCCTAAGCAGGTACCATGGGATGGGAAACTAGAATATGATTATCAACTATGGATTGATAGTGACATTGTATTCAACACTGAGAAGTTCTGGCAACTATGTGATCTTGCAATTCCTGAGGAATCTGTAAAGGATGAACTAGTAGAGAAAGAAGATGGTACTAAGGAGATTAAGCGTACTGTTGATGAAACTCTACACAAAGAAGTAGTTGCAGGATGGTATATGACTGAAGATGGTCGTACTACATCTGTTGCACACTGGTTAGAAGAAGATGACTTCCGTAAGAATGGTGGAGTCATGAACCATGAGACTGGGGATAGTATTGCAAAACGTAAGAAACCCTTTACTGTAGATTACACTGGATTTGGTTGGGTTCTGATTAAGAAGGGAGTATTTGAGAATCTCGAATATCCTTGGTTTGCTCCTAAGATGCAAGTCTTTGAGTCTGGTAGTGTACAAGACATGTGTGGTGAGGATGTCTCATTCTGTCTAGATGCTAAGGAAGCAGGTTTTGATATTTGGTGTGATCCACGTATCAGAGTGGGTCACGAGAAGACCCGAGTTATTTGATCTTTTAATTATTTCAGGAGTTTTTTATCATGGCACGGAAAGTATCGCTCACTGGCGGAAATATGATCGAGAGCAAGCCCAAGAAAACCCGCCAGGGTTCTGGGCAGCACACGAAGTATGCCGCAACCTCTGCGAATGCTAAGAGAAAGCGTTATCGTGGTCAAGGTCGTTGACCTAAGAGTTTCACAGCGCAGTCTCTGTACTGCGCTTTTTTCTTATGGGTCTTATGGTTAATCCGCCCAATAAAAAATTGTAAACCCCGCGTTAAAAGTTGATGAGTAAGAAAGACGTTATCGAGTCCTGGATTGAGTCTGTAACCCGCGAGAATGCCTCTCTAGGGGGTTTCCCAGTGTGTCCCTATGCCAAGCACTCGAAGTATAGAATTCTTGAATGTGACGCCAAGGAGATTAGTGTTTTCGCTCCTGGTCATGATCAATACGATGTCGTTGTGTATATCGTAGAAGATAAGTTTAGTCCAATTACCTTACGGAAGTGGTGCGATCAATTTAATGCTGAGTATGAGGATTACATCTTCTTGGATGATCATCGAGACGCCAATACCTATATAAAGGACGTAAAGACTGGTAATGGTCGTTATAATTTAATTCTTTGTCAATCGAAAGCAAAACTCCGCCGCTTCCGAGAAATGTTGTCAAAGACTGATTATTATGATTACTGGGACAAGTCATACCTTGAAACTATATTAGGAGAAGATCTGGATGTTATCTGCAAATCAACCGTGGGATAAATTAAAGACTTGTGCTGTAGGACGTTCATATCCACCGGAATTATATGATTACATTGACAATCCAATTGTTCGCAATCATTTAGAGAAGATTGCTATTGAAACAGAGGAAGATTATCAAAAACTAATAGGAATACTAGAAAAACATAATGTCGAAGTTATTCGAACTCAATATCGATTAACTGAAGATGGAAAGATTCCCAAAGTTGCGGGAACTAATGTGTATCAAAAACCACCTATGTGTCCCAGAGATGACTCTGTGATGATTGGTAATAGGTTTTTTACTCCTGGGGAGGAGTGTACTGATTGGAAATCGATTGTACGGAACCATGGTATTAAAGATGTTCCAGATACTTGGGATGGAGTAAGAGCATTAAAGGAAACCGATATACGCAAATACACTGCAATTGTACAAATCGTTCAATATCGTACTTGTAATATTCAATATGTTGGTAGGGTAATACCTTTTGATATAGAAACTTTATATCATTTAAAACCAATTGTGGATTATGTTAAATCTCATGGAAATGAGGTTATATATGACATGAATATTAATTCAGCGTGTACGCTTCGAATAGGAAAGGATTTATACTTTGGTCTGATTCACCCAAAACTATACGGAAAAGAATATCTGTCTCAGGTAGAGAAACTATTTCCAGATTATAGATGTCATATAGTTCCCAATGCAGGGCATACTGATGCTATATTCGCTCCATTATGTCCAGGATTAATCATGACTGTTGGTGGTGGTGATTATGGAGAGAAGGTAAGTGATTTAGAAGACCCCGATAACGTATATAATAGTGAATTCCCAGGATGGGAGAGATTACATTTACCAAACGAATCTTGGGCAAAGATGCCGGATTGGACTTCATTTAAAGCAGTAACAAGAGGTAGATGGTGGATTGAGGGAGCATCATATGAACAGGCAACTGTAGACTATGTTGATAGTTGGATGTCACATTGGGTTAACTTTGCTGCGGAGACTGTATTCGATGTTAACTTACTAATGATTGATAGACATAATGCGATTATTAATAGTGAGAATCCAGTTGTTGTCAAGAAACTAGAAGAGTATGGAATTACACCACATATCTTTAATTTTAGACATCGTTATTTCTGGGATGGTGGTATCCATTGTATTACTTTAGACTTAGACAGAGAAGGCGAGCGTGAGGATTACTTCCCAGAGAGAGGTTAAATAACTAAGGGATTGGGAACCCCATTAAAAGTTTCCGTGTCCTATACACGGTATACCCATGCAGTCAGATAGAGATAGAAATCACATGTACGAAATGTGGGGAACAGATGAATTAGTTACCGACTATGGTAATGCCATTGATCGTAAAGATCAAAGAAAAATGCTTCGTGAAATAGCAAATGATGAACGTACTCCAAAAAAATGTGATCATTGCACATGTGATACTGAACTATTTGAAAACTATCCAGAATAGTGCATAAATAAACATTAGGATTATTATAAATTTTTTTAATGCCTCTCCAAAGAGTAAGCAAAGGGTTCAAAGATATCAGTCTAAGTTTTCAGGTTAATCCTATTAACTATGATTTGATTAGTATAACTAATGAAACTGCTATTTCTCGTGCGGTGAGAAACTTGGTGTTTACAAAGAGAGGTGAGAGACCATTTGACGCTCTACTTGGATCCAGAGTATCTGCATTATTGTTTGATAATCTGGATCCTGTCACTGCATCAAATATAGAACTGGAAATAGAAACAGTTATCCGAAACTACGAACCTAGAGTATCTTTGGTACGTGTAAAAGCGACACCAAATTATGATGCCAATGAAATTGACGTAGAAATTGTATACGATATTATCGGTGTTGATGTACCACAACAACAATTAGAGTTCGCATTACAACCAACTAGATAAATGGTTTTAGTCAATCTTACAAGTTTAGATTTTGATCAAATAAAACAATCCATTAAGGATTACATCAGATCAAATTCAAATTTTACTGATTATGATTTTGAGGGGTCAAACCTCTCTATGATCATTGATACCTTAGCGTATAATACGTATATTACTGCGTATAATACCAATATGGTAACCAATGAGGTTTTCATTGATAGCGCAACTCTGAGAGAGAATGTGGTCTCTCTGGCAAGGAATATTGGATATGTTCCAGTATCCAGAACTGCACCAAAGGCAGAAGTATTATTCACTGTCGATACCACATCATTTACATCAAACTTTCCTGTAACTGCAAAACTAAAAGCAGGAGAAGTTTGCACTTCAAACGGAACGGGATCAAACAACTTCATCTTCTCTATTCCCGAAGATATTACAGTTCCTATAGATGATGAAGGATTTGCATCTTTTGATGATGTTGAACTTTACGAGGGATCTTTCCTTAAAGAAACTTTTACAGTATCTTCAGCAAACCCAGATAGAAGATATATTTTAGGTGCTTCTGGAATTGATACTAAAACTATAAGAGTTAGAGTTAGACCAACACAGCAAAGCACTACTGTATTTGAATATAGATTATCAAGTAATTTGAATGATATTAATTCATTCCCAAGAGTCTACTTCATTCAAGAAGTTGCAGATGAAAGATATGAAATAATTTTTGGTGATGGTGTATTTGGACAAAAACTAGAAGATCAAAACTTCATCGAAATTTCATACATTACAACCAATGGTGCAGATGGAAATGGAGTAACGGGATTTAATTATATTGGACAACTTGAGAGTGATACTGGAGCATCTTTGAACAGATATGTTTCTCCAGTAATCACTACCGTACCTGCTTATGGTGGAAGTGGTATTGAATCTGTAGAGTCTATTAAAAAGTATGCACCTAGAGTATATGCATCTCAAAATAGAGCGGTAACGTCTGCAGATTATGAGACTATCGTAAAGCAAATTTATCCGGAAGCGGAGTCCGTTTCAGCATTTGGTGGTGAAGACTTAGATCCTCCACAGTTTGGAAAGGTTTTCATTACTGTAAAACCAACAAACTC